GCAGAGATTAGCCATGATAACAGTTCGGCGACAAATCAAGCTCATGGCCTAGGGAGTGGTGCAAAATCAGCTGTAGCGAAAAGGTCCGATAGCACGGGCGACTGGTATGTTTCTCATCCGAATATGTCTTCGGCTAACATTCGCTGGAACCAACAAGACAGACCATCAACTACTGAGCTTGTAACGGTAGATGGAACGAACATAACACTAAGCACTAGTTTCCCGTCTGGCACTTATCGGGTCATTGTGTGGGAGCAAATCGAAGGGTTCAGCGCGTTTACCGGGTATGACCATAACGGTTCGACGACTGATGGTCCTTATGTGCATCTTAATGGATCGGCGTCTTTGGTCTTATGGCGCAACATCGATTCTTCCAATTCCAACGATTTCTTTTCAACATTTCCAACGTACACCAGCAACGGAAACGGCAATCCTACCGATGTTCGTTATAACTGGGGCAATCAAGAAAAAGGTTATACCGGCATTACGATTGGAGATGTCACTGCCAACGGCTACAAGATGCGGCCTAGTGCTGGGGGGGCTTTTGGTAAGGACGCTGATGATCCTATGTTGGTGTGGGCGTGGGGTCTTCGCCCCTTCGGTGGCTCAGGTGTAGCACAAGCAAGGGCGAGATAGTGCATGGACCCACTTACAATTGCTGCTGCGATAGCTGCTACCAAGACATTAGTAAAATCTGCTAGAGGCGTCCAAGAAATCGCACATGGATTGGATGGGATTTTTCACGCCAAAGAACAGCATGAGCAGAATAAAAGTCACGACCCCGGTAGCTCGATTGGCAAGAAAAATAAAAGTATTCTTCAGAAACGGGCCAAAGATGATGGCTCAGAAACTTCAGTATCATCTGCCGCTGCTGCTGTTATAGAAGAGAAACAACTTCAACAACAAATCGAAGATTTAAAGGACGAAATAAATCGTAAATGGCCGTCTAAACCGGGTGAGAAATCTACTTGGGAGTTAATCCTTGAGGAAAAAGACAAACGTGTTGCTGCTAAAAAAGAGCGTGAGAAGCAAGACAAGTTAGATGCAGAAGAACGTGCAGAACGACGAAAGGCAATACTGATTGAAGTTGCTAAAGGATTAGCTGTCGCGGCTGTCGCTGGCGGTATTGCTTGGTTCCTTTGGTGGGCGGCAACTTACGGACCCGCAGTCAGATGACTACTAAGATTAGCGATACGACCAACGTGCAGATGCCGATGAAAACTGTCATCAGCCTGATCGCGTTGGTCGGTATGGGCGTATATTCATATTTTATTATCCAAGAGCGGCTCAACCGTTTGGAGACTTCAGAACAACTTGTTAAGAAAGATCTGGAGACAAGCGTTGCGTCCTTAAAACTTGACATTGACAAGAACACAACTTTTCGTATCGAGCGCCCACAATCGCCCGCAGTAAAAGAAGCCTTTATGTTAATTGAGCATATCAGCGGCCAACTGGAGAAGCTAACGGCGAAGGTCGAAGACAGGTCAAACAATAGCGTCAACATAACGCGTTTGCAGACGGACATGATGGAAGTGCGGAGTGCTGTTGAGAAACTAAAAGATGCCCAGAGGCACCTACAGATTACCGGGAAATAATATGGAGACCTTTGTTGGCTTTGTGTTACATCTGTATACAACAGCGGGGGCACTTTTGGAGTTCACGCCACGGGATTCATTATCTGAGTGTCTGAAAGCGAAGCGGGTTATTGAGCGATCTGATCCCCCAAAGGGAAAAGAACGATGGATTTGTAGGAAGGGGAAACTATTGCTAAAAACGATTGATGGAAAGCAGTACCCGGTCAAATTGATGGTGGATTAAGGTATGGAAGTAGATGCAAAACTTGGGATGCAACTTGCAATAATGTTGGCCACTGTGGCTGGCGGCTACGCCGTAGTCAAAAGCCAACTTGCCCGAGTCATGGAAGATCTAGGGAGTTTTATCAAGCGGTATGAGAAATCAAAGTCTGCCTTTGATCAGCGGCTGGACGAGGCTGAATCTCAGCGGGCAGTGTTTACTTCTCAGATAGATGTTCTCAAAGAGATAAACTCGGTACCTGCTCTAGAGCATCGTAACCGTGAGATGGCAACAGTGCAGGCGCAGATTGAAGTACTACAGGCGCAAGTGGCACATCTAAACAAGCAACATAATGGCAAGCACCCTAAAGTAGAGTAGGATAAAACGTGAAACTTTTAGTTTTAGTCGTATTTATAATTACTAGTGATGGCACTTATGACGTAACTTCTATGCCTGTTGATAAGTGCCCTCCGCAAGATATAACGGAAGAATACTACAATTATCACCAAGAGTTAGGGGCTTTTAGACAGTGGGCAGCAATGTGTACCACTATCAATTTCAGCGAACCGCAGGAGAAGATTTGATTATGGTTGGACTTACAATCTTGGTTATGCAAGTTTTAGTTATAGGAGTGCTTTTGTAATGCTTTCGTTATTAGGTAGTGTCCTTGGGTTTGGCACCAGTTTTCTCCCAAAAGTCATGGATTATTTCCAAGATAAAAGCGATAAAGCCCATGAGCTGCAGCTAATGGATAAGCAGTTGGAACAGCAGAAAGCTCTTGGTGACATTAAACTCCAGACGATGCACGTTGAAGCAGATATTCGAGAGAGTGAAGCTTTGATCCAGCATAGCTCTAAGCTACAAGCAAGCGCCAGTCCCTTTATCCGAAACCTCGCTGCTTCTGTAAGACCTTGTATTACCTATCTTTTGTTCTTGGAGTTTGCTGCGCTAACCGTTTGCGTAAACATGGACTGGATTACGACAGAACAGTACAACATGATTTGGAACGATGAATTTCAGGCCGTTTGGGCAGCCGTCGTCTCATTTTGGTTTGGCGCAAGGACCATGGCTAGGAAAACTCAGACATGAGTCTACATGATATCCTGATACGAAATAATTCTTGGGACGGCCATATCAATGCGGCCGGTTTGGGAATCATTAAGTCCTTTGAAGGTTGGTCACCGTCTGTCTACCATTGCGGCGCTCGATGGACTATTGGCTTCGGGAGCACCTATGATCGTGATCGCAATCGTATCACCCCTACTCACCCTGACATTGATAAGGTCGAGGGCGAGTTTCTACTCCGACAAGAAATACTTCATTCTGAAGGGGCAGTTAACCGCCTTGTCAAATACCCCCTTAACGAAAATCAGTTCTCAAGTCTAGTGTCTTTCTGCTATAATATCGGAAGCGGGAACCTGCAAAAATCCTCGTTGAGAATGAAACTTAACAGAGGCGATGTGGAAGGTGCGGGAGCGGAGTTTCCGAAATGGCGCAGGTCTGCTGGTCGTATCCTTTCCGGACTTGTACGACGACGAGCTGCAGAACGTCGGTTATTTGAGGCAGTGTAATTATGGCCGCAATTAAACTAGAGAAGTTCTACGGTACAGCACCTAGAGTTGCGGGTGAATTGCTCCCTACTGGTTTTGCGCAGACGGCCTATAATGTTCAGCTATATTCTGGTAATCTTATTCCATACCCGGAACCTCGAGAGGTTACTCGCGTTCCCCGACTGGGTGAACTGAAAGCGCTATACGGATTACGCACTCCCTCTACAAACGCTCTAAAGTTTCTGACTTGGACAACTGATGTTGACGTTGTGACTTTCTCACAGTCTGAGGGAGCTAACTACGGCGAGCAGCGGTTTTACTATACAGGCGATGGCACACCAAAGGTTTCTAATTACGACCTTGCTACTACCGGATCTGAGCCGTATCCAGTTGCTGCTGGGTACTATGATCTAGGCTTGCCTCTGCCTACTACTACGCTTACTGCAACTGCAATTTCCTTTACGTCTCCTACGTCTACGCACTTTGAGCGGGATTCGGGTAACACTGCGAAGATCACAACTTCCGCTGCTCATGGTTTACGTACAGGTAATATCGTAACTATACGCGGGTTTTCCAGTTCACCCGGTCCTGATTTTAACACAACGAATGTTCAAATTACTGTAACAAGTTCTACTACTTTTGAGTACTTCAACTCCGGAAGTGCGCAAGGTAGCACCGCTAATACTGAGGGTGTGGTTGATCTCGCAGGTAATACGCAACGGCGGCAGTACGTCTATACGTGGTTTACTCCGTGGGATGAAGAATCCATTGCTTCTGAACCTTCAGATGATATTTACCTGAAAGAAGGCCAGTCAACAACGCTCGTTAATATACCCACCGCTAAGCCTACCGGCAGTAATTTTGTCCGCGGTGTAAATATATACCGGACAGTCAGCTCTGCGTCTGGTACTAATTTTCTGAAGTTGTCTACTTTGTGGTTTCCAACTACCCTCGCAAAAGTCTCTCGTACTAGTAATGTCGTAACCGTCACTACTTCTAACCACCACAATCTTATCAAAGACGATAAGTTTAAGATTGCGAAGTGCTCGGATTCCTCTTTTAACATTGTTGGTGGCGTAGTTACATCGGTCGTTAGCGACACTCAGTTTACATTCGCTCAGACTGCCGGTAACGTTACAGAGAAGAACGAGACGGCTGGGAAGTTATATTTGAATGTTGCTGAGTTAGCAGAGGACACGCCAAGGTACTGGGGCGATGACAGTATAACCAGCACTCATAGATCACGAAGCACTAATGTTTCTACAATTACTACCGCCGCCGCACATGGTCTAGTTACTGGTCAGGCTGTTACTATTAGTGGGTTAGGTGGTTCCGACTACAACGCCTCTGATGTTGTTGTTACAGTAACAAGTACTACAGCGTTTACGTACGAGAATACCGGTTCTGATGAGGGAAATACCGCAGATACAAATGGCGTCATAACAAATAATAGCTTCCTAGATGATTTTGACTTTCTGAATCTTGTTGAGTTTCTGACAACCGATGATTTCGACGCGCCTGATGCGTCGATGCAAGGCTTGACGCTTGCACAGAATAACCTGCTTGCGGGGTTCTTTGATAACCAAGTGTGTTTTGCAGAGCCGAACAAACCATGGGCTTGGCCTCTAAAATACCGAACCACTTTCGAGCATGACATCGTTGCGTTGTCTTCGGCAGGCGGGTTCTTATTAGTCCTTACTGATACCTTCGTGTACCGCGTGTCTGGTAACGATCCTAACGCACTCTCCATCGTTAAGATTGATAAGGCGTACCCCTGCCTCTCTAAGCGGTCCGTTGTTAATATGGGGTACGGAGTTCTGTTCGCTACTTATGGCGGTCTTGCTCTTTGGTCCTCGCGCACTGGCCTAGCGTTAGCGACCCAAGCAGTCCATGACTGGGATACGTGGGAAGAGGAGGTTGATCCAGCCACCATTGTAGGCACGTTTTATAACGATAAATACTTTGGGGCACATAGCACAGGGTCGTTTCTGTTTGAAGCAGATCAGAAGATTGGCGGGTATTATACAACCGCTGGGCATATGTTTAATAGTGCATGGTTAGATACTTCTACTAACGCGTTGTATACCGTTAGTGACACTCTTGGAAATGTAACGCAATGGGGTGATCCTACTTCACCTATTCGACCATTAGAGTGGAAATCTCAAACTATCGTTACAAAAGATTACATCAATATCGGTGCGGCTCGGATAGTTGCTGATTACGACGTCACCACTGAAGATTCATCCGCGTACACCACGTATAACGCAGGAGTTGCAGCTTATAACACAAGCATCTTTGCTGACTCACAACAGTTAGCTGCTCTAAATGGGCCTACAGACTATACTGATTCCGATGGGGTAGAGATCAATAACTTTGGGGAGTTTAATAGTACTGTTATTCATGGTGACGGTCTGACTAGATCTTTCCGAACAGCACCTTCCAGCTACACAGTCACATTCAAATTATTCCAAAATAAGCAGGAAGTCTTTTCTCGTTATGTCACCGACTCTGAAATTTTTCGCTGCCCGGTAGGGTATAAATCTGATACATTTGAAGTGACTGTCTCCGGTCGGGCAAGAGTTCGAGCTATTCACTTGAGCGAAACCCCTGACGGATTAAGGAAATCGTAATGGCGCGTAGATTTGTAGCCGTTCCTGAAGTGCCAGATGGTATCCTAGATTGGGAAGCCATACTGCTGGCCGCGCAGAAAGAAAACATTGAGTTGCTATGCGGGACACGCGGTGAAACGGACGGTGCTAGTATTGCCTGTGTCCGCGGTGATATTACTGCGCAGAACTTAGGACAACAAGATATGATAAGTGTTACACTTAGCGGCAGCGACGGGTATAATATATCAAGTCAGGATGTAGCTGCGCTAACTGCGCTACGGAATCTACGTGAAGATGTACAAGTGCTTGCAAATGATCTATTTAGAACACGAGAGATGCTTGATTTGTTAATTCGTAACTTGAAGGGAACGTAATATGCCCGGCAAAATCGGATACGGTAGCGGCTCTGGTAATCTTGACACCATGATTCAGATGGCCATGCAGGATGACGCCGATGAAACTTTTAACCTTGCAACTCCCATGGACGCGGGCGTGCTCGGTCAAGGTCTACCCGAAGAACCCCCCTCAATGGAGTACCAAATGAACCCTTCATATATGTACGGTGGAAAGGTCGAGAAGGATCGTCCTGACTACCAAATGGGCGGTATGGTTGCACCCGGTGGAGACCCGCGTACTGCAGGACTTGCACCCGGTGGACAAACTGCGCCGATTCCATTACCGCAAATGCAGATGGAAGTGCAGCGCATGATCCGCGAGCACCCGCAGCAGGTTATGCAAATCAAACAGGCTGTAATGCAAGCTGTACAATCTGGCGAACTAACAGCTCAAGAACTTAACATGGCTGTTCAGTTGGCTATGGCAGCGGCGCAAGACCCGCAACTATACCCTCAGATTCGTAGGTTTGCTATTGAGCAAGGGTTAGCAGCAGAGCAAGAGCTGCCCATGGAGTACGACCAAGGATTAGTGTTTGTCCTCTTGTTGGCCGCCCAAGCAGCACAAGAAGCCTTTGGTAACCAAGGTATGCCGCAGTCGCAGGGACAGCCACCGCAAGCTACCATGGCCATGGGGGGTAAAGTTCCTCAGAGCCGTAACGCCGATGGTAGTGTAGCAATCAACGCGCACGATGGTGAGATGGTTGTGCATAAAGGCGCAGTCATGGCAAAAGGAACTGACTTCTTTGATAAACTTAACAAAGGATACGACCTAGATGGCCGCCCAACCAAAGCTTAAGTTGATCGAAACTGCGTCTCCGAGCATTGAGGAGTTTGAGCCTCTACTCATCACTACGCACGAACAGCTAGACCAGTACTGGCCGCAAATGGCTTACTGGCTAGAGCCGTGCGTAGCAAAGATGAACGGGGAAGTAATACTGCAGGATCTATATGACTCTGTAAAAGATGGGCGTACGGCGGCAATCATTGCAAAGTGCGATAGGGATGGCGCGTCGGAAGTTGCGTTTGTTTTGATACTCGAGGGTAAGTCTTATCCTCGCCTACATTGTATTAGCGTAATTGCCATCGGTGGACGGCAGATGGACTTATTAAAAAGTAAGTTTTGGAAACACGTTTGCAGTTGGGCATTTATGAGTGGTGCCAGTCAGCTTGAAGCACAGGCTGTCTCTCCTGCCATAGAGCGTATACTTCAGCGCTATGGCTTTAATACTGTTTATACAACTATGCGTTTAGACCTTGCGGAGATGTGATATGCATACTTCAGTCCTTGTCCCACCATCATCGATAAAGTCGTTTGAGCAACACCTCCGCGCTACTACGGCGCTCACGCCAACGCAACATGGCGGCGGAGGTCTGGGGTCTATCGTCAGCATCGTAGCCGCTGTTGCAATTCCTTGGGCAGCTCCTGCGATCGCAACTAGTATAGGTATCTCGGCGGCTCTTGGTCCTACGCTTGGTGGTGCCCTTGTAGGTGCAGGCCTTGGTGCTGCAACAGCCGCTGTTACCGGTCAAAATATTGGAGTGGGTGCGCTCACGGGTGGCGTTGGCGGCGGCATCGGCGGGTATATGAATACTCCGTCTGGTGTAGATCCCTTTACGGGAAACACTATCCAATCCTCTGTACCCTTTGGAGGGCCAGCTCCGGGGAGTGCTGCATTTAATGCTGCGCAGGGTATGCCTACACCGGTCGGTGTTCAGTCTGGCATAAGTGGGATTGCGCAAGACCTCGGTGGGGTTACAAATATGCCCATTCGTATGACTGGTCCGGAACAATTCACAGGCGGAGTTCCCAGCGGAGCTGGTGCGCCGCCATCTCTTGGCTCGCAGTTGTCGGGCGCTTACGGTCCTGATCCTTTAGCACTACCTACTAATACTAACATGGGTGCGGTTCGAGGAATACCCACCGGCACACCGCTACCAAGAGTTAACCCGGGCCTTGGTGGAGGTGACCCTGTACAGTTTGCCGGTGGCTATGGTGATGACTTTCTGATCGGAGCGGGCGCTAGCGATGATTTATCTACAGCGTACTTCCCCGATCCGACTAAACCTTCGATGCTTGAACGGTATCAGAGGTTGCACGGCCCTGATTACCGCATCCCCCGCCCCCCGACGATGGACGCACAACTTGGGACACAGCTTGCTGGTGTACAATCCACGCCTACTTTTGGTGACCGGCTTACTAGCCTTGGAGACAGTGTTAGCGGATTCTTTAGTGACCCAATCGCAGGTCTAAAAGGACTGCCCGATCCTGTTAAGAAAGGTATGGGGGATCTACTCACGCAACAGGCCGCTAATTTTCTTGCTTCTGAGCCTGAGATTACGCCGGGAGAGCAGGCGGCACTTGATCAACGAGCGCGTATCATGCAGATGGAGGAAGCCGAACAAGCGCGTAGGCGTGAGCTTGGTGATCAATACATGCAACAGGCGCAAGCCATCAACCCTGTACAACTGGGTATGGAGAGCGCTGCAGATGCTGCTCGGAGGTATGAGCGGTCGAGCCGGGCTGGGCTGCGTAACTTGACAGGTGCTCAACGGACAGCCGGTCAGCGTCGAGCGGCTCTCGACCAAGCGCGGCTCGGTGGTTCTGCGTTTAATCAAGGGTTTGGACGCGGGTTAGAACAACGTATGGCTGCCATATCTCGGGCTGCCAACACTGGCGCTAATGTAGGATCGCTCTACGACATGGCATCCGCTGACCTTGCCGCAGCAACTACCGCTCGTAACCGCTTGAATGCCGAGCGTGCAAATGCTGCTGGGCTTGTTAGCCCACTTGTCGCTCAAGGGCTATTTGGTATAACTGATGAAGAACGTAAAAGGCAGCAAGAGAGAACAATCGGATGAGTATGTTTACTCTTACATCACAGCAACTTGGGCAGGGTCTTACCGACTATAATAAATACATGTCCCAGATTGATGCTATGAGACAGCGCGGTGGTCAGGAATATCGCAAGAAGAACCAACAACTCCGTAACCCGCGTATACCGGCATCTGCGGATATGCCTACAACCCGCAATATTCCTCCGCCCGCGGCTCCTGCCTCTTCTGTAGATCCGAACGTCGCCGCCGAGATCGATGCTGGTCAAGGCAGTGACCAGTTTATTACGCGTTCTGTCGCCCCGCAGCTTGCCGGTAATCAGCCGGGCATACAAACCACGATGGGTAACCCATTACCAAATCGAGTTTTAGCTCAAGGCCAACTAAAACCCGTTATTCTCCCAACTGTTCCAACAGGTGCTTCTTCTGCGTACCCACCTGATATGGGGCAAGATGATACTCTTGGGGAAGAAACTGTAGCTGTTCAGTCTTTGAATAACCTTCCAGCTAATGTTGATCCGGCGTTAGCGAGAATACACCCCGCTCTTAGAGCGCGTAGTATGCTGACGGGTGCAGGGCAGTACGCAAGTATTCCTGACTCGCATAAACATTTATTCACAAAGCCCTCTCCAACCGCTGGTCTACAACCGCCGGGCGCTTCCGCTTCTACTCTTGCTCCTACTGCCCCCGCTACCTTAGCTTTTACTCAGTCACAGCTACAACAAGCGGTTGCTGAGATCGAGAGCAGCGGTGGTAAGAACACGGGTAAGAACCCCAAAAGTACTGCGTCTGGGATGTATCAAGTTACTAACCCAACAGCAACAGGGAAACAGGACGCAGACCTTGTAGCGTTTGGGCTACAACCAGCGGCAAGCACTAGTGATGTTGATAAAGATGCGTATGCGGTCCAGCGTCTGGATGCTCTTACTAAGTACTGGGCGCAGCAAGCTGCAAACGGTGCAATCTCACAGAATGATATACCAATTAAGATTGCTCAGTCGTGGCACCAAGGTTTTACTGCTGCAAAAGAAAACCGTCCTTTAGATGCAACTACTAAACAATATGTTGCCAAGTTTCAAACTGCATTCCAAAAGATTCTGTCGGGATCCGCTACACAGCCTGCTACACAGCCCACTACACAACCACAACCTGCTACACAACCTGCTACACAACCTGCTACACAACCTGCTACACAACCTGCTACACAGCCACAACCACAGCCTGCTGCTACTGAACAGATTCAGACTGACATCGTTGGCCGTAAGCGAACAATGCCCGCTCGAAAAGCTGGCGTACTTACCGATGGTACGAAGTCACCCACTCAAGAGGCTGCAAATCAGAAGACTCCTAAACCTAAGATTCTAAGTAACTGGACTCCTGCTATGTTCAACGAGGAGTTTAATAATGGTCAGGCTGTTTTACGAAGCGCTCGGTATGCTGCCCAAGTTGCGCTACAAAATGGCGATGGTGCTATGTTTGATCGGGCCGTTGTAGCCGTCGATAACGCGGCTACCAGCCTAGAAAATATTGCGGTGCAAAAGGGCATCAATATGTTCGAGAACGGAGGTGATCCGCGGATGCTTATGGCCCTTGAGAGCCAAGCCTCTGGCACAAATACAATTATCCGCCCACGTTCCGATGGTAAATACGACATTGAAGTTAATGGTCAACGGAAGAAGGAAGGGATGTCCCGCTCCGAAGTTGTAAGTATGTTCCGTAGAGCCGCATCCCAACGGTTTACCACCTCTGTTAATGCTGCGCAGGTCGCTCGCCGCACTGCAGCAGAAGATGCTCGCAATAAATTTGTTGCTAAGTTGGCAGAGATCGGTACGCAAGCACAATGGGATGCTTGGAAAAAGCGCAATGAAGGGCCAGATGTTAAGACTGATTCTTCTAGTGGTATTACATACTTAACTAGTCCTGCTGGCGTGTTTGCTGTTACAACCAGAGACCCCTCAGAGAACGAGGCTGAGTTAGGCCAAACAATCGGCTTTAACGTAAGTCGCGTTAGCGGGGGGGCATTTAGCGCTGCCCCAAGTGGACTAAGTATATTCAATGCTGTAAGCGGATCTAAGTAACCATGGCCGAAATGTTTCCGGTTTCCAGAGGGACATACGATCCTTCGTTTGCGTTTGATACGTCTGATGCTGCTCCTGTAGACATTAGTGCGTTTGCTCCGCCACCGATGAAAACATTCTCGCCATACCCGATAGGGTATAACGACGCTACTAAGCAGATGTATGTCAATGGTGAGACGTTTGACTTCGATGATCACCAGTCTGCACTGGATACAAGAGAAGCTCTCAAACGCCCCAAACAAAAGATGCCGGATTCGTTCCGGCCTATCGAGCCTGATAAGTATGTCGAGTACATAAACAACATTCGTGATCCTTCTTTCGGGAGAAAGCTGTCCAAGAACTGGGCGATAGGGATGGACAATCTACAACTTCTTGCCGGGTATGGACTGCAACTTGCTGGAGCGGAAGAGCTAGGCAAAGAGATTGCAGACCAGCAGTTAAAAGACCTACGTAAGAATCAGCCCTACCAACGAGCCTTTACGGACATATCGGTTGATAAGCCCGGTGGTATCATTGACTGGTTTGTAGCTAACCTTGCTCAACAAGGTCCAATGCTCTTGGAGTCTGTACTTGTAGCTGGCGCAGGCGCTCTTATTGGAGGTGCCACTGGTGGTCCTGCAGCAGCCATAGGTGGACTTGTCGCAGGTCTAGGGGGTAAAGCTGGATTTAAGAGTGCCGCGCTCGCTGCGGCTAAGAAACGTGCAGCTAAGCAAGCATTAACTAAAGCTGAGAAGACGCTGCTTGGTAGGGTCGGTGGTGCTACGCTTGCCACTGCGGCCTCTAATTATGCTATTGGTGCCTCTGATGTATATGGTGAGCAGCTTGAAGGCGGCACTGCGGATAGAGGTACAGCCCTTGCCCTTGGTATTCCGTACGCTGTAGCAGAGACAATTCCAGAACTTATTGGTGCGGGTCTGCTGTTCAAAGGTACCAAGGGTGGGCGCTTAAAGCGGTTTGGTAAAGGTCTTGCTCTTGGATCTGTTGGTGAGGGCACTACCGAATTTGTACAAGAAGTTATTACCGCCTCGCAGAATCCTAATTTGTCTGATGAAGAAAAGTCTCTTCGCTATATCAACGCATTTGCTGCTGGCGCTGGTGTTGGTGGTACGGTTACGGGACTTAGCCTTGCCGCTCGTGGCGAACAAAGAGATACAACCGCGACGCCCACGGAAGAGATTGCTGACCCAGAAGAAGTTGCAGATCCACTAGCAATCGAACAAGAGGAACAGCTTGAACTATTTCCAGATCAAAACCTTGGTGCCGCTCCTATAGGCTTGCAAGAAGGACAAGTACAGGGTGAGTTATTCTCCGATGTGCGTCCTGTCGGTCCTGATGGGCGTCCTGTTGACGGCGAGCAACTAGAACTGGACTTCTCACAAGAACAGGGTGAGCTAAGCTTGTTATCGCCACTTGGTGTGGACCCTGTTGAGGAGCAGCGTATACAGGCTGAAGCCCGCGAGCGTGCTGCATTAGCCGCGGCTGAGCGCGGTGACGTTGCAGCATTTGAGCAGCCAGACTTGTTTGCTCTCGAACAGGAACAAGAAGCGCGTAGGCTAGGGCCGATCGATGTAGAGCAGCCCGAAGCTAACCTGCTTGACCCGTCTCCAGTTGCCGATCCTAACCAGCTTGATCTCCCTCTTACAGTTGCATCTGCGCAAGAGGTCGAGAACCAAGAACTACAGGAGTTGATGGGTACACGACGGCTTACTGCCGACCAACTACTTCGTAGAGGGCGTCTACTTGAGCAAGACGCTGCTCTACGCGCAGAGTCTGAGCTAGAGACAATAACAGGACAACTTGATACACAACAGTTGCAACAGACCGAGGAACGACGGAGTGAGATTCTTGGCGAAGTTCTGACTAACGTAACAAATCGCACCCCCGCTGGTATTGTTAAGAAGTTTGCCCGCGAGCTACGTAAGGCTGGTATCACGCAGACCGATCCAACCGAGTCAGAGTTACGCACGATTGAAGCAGCAGCTAATTTTGCAGCAGCAGCGACTGCACCGTTAGAACAAATCACTCCGCAAGCAACTCAGACTATAGATGGGCAAACGGTGCCACGAACTGCTGTCCCTGTTGTTCGTGAGCAGGGTGAAAGGTTGAGGCAACGTAATGCGCAAGAACGTAAGGCAGGCGCTAACCGCACTGCAAAAGCAACAGGCCGAAAAGGACAAGCTGGAGCCACCGCACAAGAAAAACGTAGGGCAGGAGCGCAAGCAGTCCGCAAAGCGCAAAAAACCCAAGCGGGTCAAGACGGGAGTAAGAAGTCAGGCGCAGCGAAACTGGCTAGAGGCAAACAACCCGCAAGCGCTAAAGCAACTGGAACAGGAGCAGCAGCCCTCAAGCGTGGTGCTGCGCGTAAAAAGCCCACGAAAGCCGACACCGAAGACAAGAAAAAAGGTCAGCCCGCTGAACAACCTGTCGCGCAACCGACTGAGCGGGAAGACCAACAACCCGCTGATGTAACGGTTAGCCCCGGACTAAAAGATATTGCTACAGCGTGGAATACAGCACGTAGACGTATAAACGCGGGCTACCGTCGAAGCTGGAGCCGTCTAACTGCAGCCAAAGGTAGCAAGAACAAGAACATCCTCGCCGCTATTGAGGCGTGGAAGAAAGCGTATGCAGAGTACCAAAAGACATTGGACAGCGGCAATCTGTATCGTGCGCTAGAAGGAATTTTTGCTGGCCCGCTTGCAGATCAAACTGCACTTGAGACGTATGGTGAGATTGTAGACAGCCTTAGTCTTCTAGAGATGCCCGGGCAACGGCGTGACGCATACTACGACCTCCTTGCTCATATGTTAAATTCAGCCGTGCGCAAAGAAGTAGGTGCGCTAAAGGGGAAAGACAGAGATGCTGCGATGCAGGTCTTTAGTCCTCCTATGTCGCTGGTTACCAGTGAGCAGGATAAGAGTTCTTTCTCGGAAGCGTTTGTGCAGTATCTGGATGACTACCTTACAGAGTATAAAGGCAATACTGTAGCCCTGACGCGATCGCCTCTCGCTCAACTTATCGTTACAGATCCTGCTCAGATAGGAACAGTCGATCTCTTCTTGGCGGCAATGCAAAGACATAACAAAAAAGTTGGCAAGGTTCCTAGCCAGCTACAAGATAAGATCGATGAGTTTAACGTAGTGGCGCAGGTTGATATCGATCTTGCAACTCGTGAGGTTATGAACAAGATCGACGCAATCGCAAATAGTATTATTCCCGGTGTTGGTGCAGGACTCGACGCCATCAACGACCAACGAATCCAAATCCAGAATGCAATCCAGTACAACAAAATCAACCTAAACCAAGAGTACAGAGGCGCACCGCTAAAGAACTGGGTTGATTCTAAGGGTATGCTAAAGATGAAGCCAACCCGTGAGGGTGGTAAGTTGTTTGTAATCGATGCGCCCAAGGGAGCACAGCCAAGTACCCGGGAATTGATTAGTGACGCTGACGCTAAACCTGTAGAGGGGCGGTCCGCCACTAACGATGGGGCACCAATTACCAAGCCGATCTCTATGGGCGTTCTGCGCATGGAGCGTATTAAGGCACTGAAGAAGTTCAACGCGAAGGCACGGCCCAGTGTAAAAATATACACCAGTGTTGAAGCCCTAAGAACTGCTGACCCCACTGTGTATAAAGAAGCAATGGCAAGCCGCAAGGATAAAAAGCCGATACCTACCAATGCGTCAGGCTATGCTTACTCAACGACAGACGCAAACGGACGTATCCGCTACAAAATTCTACTCTTCCAAGAAGCCATTAAGGATAGGCAGCACGCTCGCTTTATTATGGCGCATGAAGCGATTGGGCACTTAGGTCTGCGCACCATCATGTCCGATCAGAAATTTAATAGCATTATGACGGAGATCTATGAGAAGGATCCGGCTATACGCAGAGAGGCAGATCAGCGCATAGAGTTTTCTGGCATGAAGAAGCTGGAAGCTATTGAAGAAGCGGTGGCTGATGCGGCTGGTACTATTGAATCTAAATTACTTGAGCGTCTTAAGGCAGCGATCAAATCGTTTATAAACAAGTTGTTCAACCGTAATATCTTCACCGATGACCTGACACGTTACTTTATCCATCAATCCAAACGGTATCTCCGTACGGGTGCGGTTAGTGACCCGTCTTATGCTGGCATCTATGACAACATGCAAGAGCTACAGAGACGTCATGTAGAGGGTAGAGCCTCTGCGGATGCTAGTATAGCACGCACGCTTTCTGAGCAGTACGCTGCCATCCGGCCACAACGAGATAGTCTGGAGCGAATTTCGGATATAGTACGAAGTCCTGTTGAGGAACTGCGTCAGATTGCGGGCATATCCAAGGGTAAAGCCCTGCTGCGTTTGTTAGGTATGGGCGTAGAATACATTCAGTCTCTGGATAACATAGCACTTCGCAGCCCGGGCTTGCAGAAGCTGTTCAACATACTCGACAGACAGCACGAGCATATCCGTGACCTACAAACAAAGTACCGCGACTTGACTGCTTTCGCTATTCAGACAAGGACTGTATTCAACCAGAACGCACTCGATAAAACAGAACGCACACAGGTCAACGATTTGTTATGGCGGGCAACACTGTATAAGGCCCAGCAGCTAGAGGCCATTAGCGATACCTCTAAGCCGTTGTACGAGCAAGATATTGTTATCAGCGAAGACATTAAGGATGGGCCAAAGAAAGGTACACGTGTAAATCTCGTAGACATTGTTGATGGCACAGCGGTAGTAAACCGTCATGCAGTTAGAGAACTTCAGAAAGCTGGGAAAGTATCCAAGCAGCAATTCAAACAAGGCTTTGCTTTCAAAGTCTTTAACGATCAAGGCAAGGTGATCGAAACCACCAATAAGACAGAGCTGGCGATTGACTTCGAGATTAGCGACCGTGTTTGGAAAGCCTACAACGAGATGCGCAATGTTGTGGATCAAAATGCAGTTGATGTCTACGTGGATAAGGTGCAGGGGCTAATCAATACACGCAATCGCCACTACGATAAATTATCTAAGACTTTCAAATTGGATGGGGAGTCAGAAAATATTATACGTAATATTGGTGAGCTATATGCCGGGTACTCACCCGCTGATAGGAGTGAGACCGGTAAAGGCTACGCAGCAATTTATCAACTCATTCGTGTCATGCATGATCAATACGGCACGCGGAAGATGGAGGATCTGTTTAGCAACATTGAGGATGTGGCAGAACAAGATCGCGTAGGAATTGAGGAGCTACAGACCAGTGAGCAAGGTCGTGCTCTAATCAAACAAGTTAGCGCTCTAACCAAAAACAAACTGTCGGAGCGGCAACTTAAAGTCCTTACTCGTAGTTTGATGGATACTGTGTTGTTGGATGCGCAGGTCACAAACGCTGAGTTACGAGCCAAACAAACTATTATGGGAGCTTATGCTCCTCTACGCCGTCGTGGACGATTCCAAGTTCGCGTCACTGCCTATGACATGGACGGTAATCCTGTTCGCCTTGATGATAGCCTGCGCGGTATGCTGACGTACATGCGTACAGACAGTGAGACAGATGCAAAGTCTATGCGCGACGATATAAACAGCATCCTTGGAGAGATTAAGCCGGGCACTCGTATGCTAACCAACGAACCGGGAGCACGCGGGAACATCGATGCTGACGGACTAGTTGCAGTAAGCAGGTTAGAGGCTGTGTTTGAAGAGGCTTCGAGTGTGCCGCCATTGGGTGGGACCATAAACTACGATGATCTAAGTAACACCCTGATGCGTGCTGGAGTCAATCTCTCTGCCGAAGATCGCCGCAGGTTGGTTAGGTTAACATCTTCCCACCACAGCGTTGCCCGACGTAACCTTATGCGCCAAGGGAACCCCGGTTTCGATACGGACATGATGCGATCTATTGCAGAACACATCGAGACAGGTTCGCACATTGCAGGTAAGAACAGGTTCCAGCACGAGATTGCCGAGATACTTAGTGATGACACTAACTGGGGTGGCGACTTTGAGAAACTTCGTAGACTTCAGGATAGCTATCGCGTAGCCGTTGCCAGTAACAACGAGGCACTAATCTTCGACGCCCGTAAGGCAATGGATCAGTATCAGCGTATGATGGTGGAGTCTTCTGGTCGTGACGTTAAAGTTATCGCACCCATACCGGGCAATCCCCTCAATACCACGGTCATTGCTGGTAAAGGCAAAGGTAATCGTTACCGCGATCAGGCGACAAACCTCGTTACTTACTACCGTGACACACGCAATCTGGTGGATGCGTCCGGCGAGGGTAAGATCGGTAAAGCTTTCCGGCCAGTCGTAGGTGCGACCGCAGCAGCGCAACTTGGTGGTGTGCTTGCACCCGCAATCATCAACATGACTTCTCTCTATACGCACGCAATCCCATACCTATCGACCTACAATGAAAAGACGGGGTATGGCGGTGGTCACGGACTAGGTGCGTCAACGTATGAGATCCATAGAGCAGGGTCACATCTTAGCCTACTGCGAGATGGGTTTAAGCAGGATGTCTTTGGTACCTCCGCTGCCATGGACAAACTTATTGCGCAAGCTGAAAAAGACCCAAGGGTTCTAGACCGCTACGGCGTTGATCTGGACGAGCTAAAGTTCTTACGTGACCTAACCGCAAAGGGAGTGCTTACTCCCAACCTACATAACGCGCTTCTAGACCTCTCTCGTACTGGCCGACGCGGCTTGGTTGGTAAGGGCATGGAGACTTGGATGGCGTTGTTCTCTAAGACTGAGCAATACAACCGTCGAGTTACGGCCCTTGCATCTTACAGGCTAGAGAAGAAACGGATGCAAGCCCAAGGTGGCGGTGTAAACCAAGATTCGTTATATGAGAGAGCCACCCTAGCAGTGAATACCTCACAGGGTAACTACTCCCAATACAACCGTCCTTCATGGGCGCGGGGGAACTTCCTACAGTACACCTATATGTATAAGCAGTTCATCGTGATTAGTGTGCAGCTTATGCGGAACCTAGCACCTAAGGAACGGCGTGTGTTTCTAGCGACATTATTCTTGGCGGCGGGACTGAAGGGACTTCCATTTGGCGACGATCTTCTAGACTTGATCGATACCCTCGCACAGAAATTTGGTATACGTTGGGATGGTGCCGAGGCCGAACTTGCACAGCTTGCCGATTCTATTATACCCGGATCGTCTGCAATCCTCTTACGCGGAATCATCGATGCTGCTACGGGTCTGACAGTATCTTCTAGGATCGGCCACGGCGATCTGATCCCCGGCACTGGTATGTTCAAAGCAGGGTCAAATATAGGTAAAGAGTTCGAGAGTATCCTCGGTGCACCTGCGTCGTTCATTGTTGCCGCGGGAACCACAGCGTCATTAGCTACAAAATATCTTGCAGAAACTGTGGGCTTGCGGGATGACACGACGACTTTAGCCGACATTGGTCGTGAAGGTTTCGGTATTGCGTTTGTTAAAGCGTTCACTGATGGCATCGTATACATGACAAGCGGTGACATTATCAACAAGCGAGGGCAGGTAGTTGCGCGTGATGCCCACTTCCTCCACTCCATCGCCAGAATGACGGGCTTCTACCCGCGTAAAGCCTCTCTTGAATATGATGTAGTACGCATGGGCCAGCAAGTGTCAGACTACTCTAAGGAATTAGCCGCATCATTACGTCATGCGTATGTAAAAGCTGATGCCGAAGGACGCCGCGCCATACTACGAGATGTGCGCCGCTTGCAACGAGACTACAGAGGCACACCATTTGGACTTAAAAACTTTGTACAAGGCGCACGTAAGTCCGCTAAAGAGGCCGACCTCACTGCAAGCCAGAGATCATTACGGGCACTACCCAAGGCAGTCAAACCGTTGTCAGCATCTCTGGCTAAAGCCTACGGGCTGGACTAGTCCACCAACGTTAGTTGCCCTAGAGTCAGACCCTCGGCGTTCTGCTGTATGGTATCTAGGAACCCGTGCATGTACGGGTGGCATAGGTTGACGCCGAACACGTACTGCTGTCCAAGGCGAAGCTCTGTGTCCTTACCAATAGCGAATCGCTTTGTCGCTGGAGTCGCATCGATCCCCTCAGCTTTCACCTCTTTACACAACGTGTTGTAGTCGTAACCCCGCGATGACACCCATTGCTTAAATGGTTTCCGTACCAGCATCACTGTGCCGTGGGTAAATTTATCAAGTGCTGTATTGCGGTATACATCGAACCGCGCCTTGACCTCACCCCTTGGTATGCGGTGGTGGTCTAGGGTGGGCGGCGTGTCCTTGGTGTGCATGACTGTCAGTGCGTCAGCAGCGATCTCGTTTAGGTATTCATGGACAAGGCGGAAGCCATCGGTCTTGTTATCCTCGACGGTAATCCTGAGAGCATCTAACTGTTCGATTACCCACTGGATACCCTTCCTGTAATCGAAGTCGATCAGCCCTTCCTCGTACGCAAGTTCACTACCCACATGGACAAGGATCAAATCCTGTTCCCAGAACCGCTCGGCCCCGACGAATGAACAGTTGTACATGTTGTGAAAGTCATCCGTAACTTCTGCAACACGTTGTATAATCTGTGCCTTACCTTTGCGCAGCAGCGCTTTGATGTAAGCATCGCCAATTACACCGTGATTCGCCATCAGATACTTAAAGATCGTACGCCCCGCATTACTACTTTTCTCAAACATCTTATGCGGCGGAATCTGTATCTCTAATAGACGCGCCATCTGTGCGTCTGTCTCCAACCCTGACGCTGCCATCTTGGCAATGAAGCTAACGTTTGTGGATACGGTTACTGTTGTCGCCCACTCCTTCGCTTCGCGTTCCTCCGCCCTGCGATTGAGCCTAGCCTTATCCCTGCCTTGCGTCACCCAGTAGCAGAAGTCACCAACATCTTCCATCATGGTTGCTTCATCAATAGTCATAGGCAGGTTACAGTATACGCCTAACCTGCTAAACAAAGCGTTCTGCGTAAACTTAGCGGCAACGTGTAGCTTCTCTGGGTCGCCCCATACACTCTGCTGCCATAACTGAATGAGAGATTTGCCCCCGCCTGTCGGACCACATAGAGAAAGCCTTAATCCTTTGAGTCCAGTGAAGGCCCACAGGGGAGCCGCAAACGTCTGACAGAGGCCGAACATATGCCACGGCATAGATGCAGTCTCTAACAGACGCGCACCGTGCTTCCAGCCCTCTATAGTGCCTACGTGACTGTATAGGTCAGACCCCATCTTACTGGTCGCAGATGTGAGTGAGATATCTTCTACAACAACTGACCCATCTGGCTCCCGTTTGTAGAGCCGGTCGCCTATTACGAACCTAGTAAAGTCTTCCTTCCATCCCATTGTCCCATGGATGTTTGTCATTGACTTTATGGAACGTAACTCATTCATGTAAGCACGTAACATAAACTGAAACCCTTTCACTTGGTTTCTGCCATTGAGTACAATCCCTTGGTCTGCTATCGCAGTCGGGAACTCACGGCTGTCATCATTAAGGTATGCCTGTCTAAACGCAAGGTCTTGCCAACCAACGTGTGGACGTTTCCATTTATATCGTACAGTCTCGTAGCCAAGAGACTCGTCTTTACCGTACCCCACTGGGTATAGATCGAACGCACATATATCTATGTCAGTCCCATCTATGGTCTGAACGATGCCGCGATGGCTGCGCTTGAAGGGTTTAGGTAGGGGTATGACCTTCGCAACGACGTCCGGCGCATCAGCCGTTATAGGTATCTCAACTTGTTGTAAGCCAAGGCGCGTTGGCGATCCGATCTTACCCAGCATCGGGCATTTGTTACAGCCTTTGGGCCTCTCCAACTCCATCTGCTTACAGGTCGTCGGTCCCGTGGTGTTGGCTTTCCACTGCTGAACTTTGCGAACTGTCTCTATCTCAGAGTAGTCAGGGTGTTTGCTACTCCACTGCTTCGCAACCTCCTCTGGATTCTCACAGTATGCAGCGATCCCCATCAGGGCGTACCATACTGGCTCGGAGACTTTGTCTTGGTTCTCTACTGCCCACTTAACCTGTTGGCATTTACGTGCGACTACATCACCCACAGATGGCGGAAAGTCATGTTGGACTGCTAACGATGATAGCAAGCTACTAGACTCAGGTGTGCGTGTGATGGTGCCCGGATCCGACACCAAATGATTATCTTTACACAACAAGTTTTGAAGCGTGTGTAGGTCGGTTGCGGCCGCGTCCATGAGAACACGTACCTCTTTCCCGCCTCGCGGATTTATCGTACCTACTGGGCGCAGCACTCGCGCAAGATCGGCAGTTACTTTCGGGTCAACATCAAATCCTAGATTAGTATGTAACTTCTTTAATCCATCAGCTAAGGGTTGCCACTGCTCGGGAGCTATAGCTTCAGACAGTACCCAGTATACGTGTAGGCCGTTACCGGATGATACTATCATCGGCTTTGGCATCTTGGACTTTGTGAGGAAGTCCAATAGCGCGGCGAGTCCTTCCTTCTGGTTAGCAAAAGGTTTATCAGGACCACAATCTATGTCGATAAATAATGCCTTGGTTAGTAGAGCGTTGGTCTGTTTTCGATTTGCGCGTGATGCAAACGAGGAGAGTGCGTAATAAGTGTTGTTGCCCAGACGGTTTGATCTTTCGCAACTGGTTGCGAGTTCTTCCACCGTATCGAAGAAGGCCTGTTGAGGTGCCGCACCATCGTTAATAAGTATAGTGGCGTAGAAGCCCTCTGGTGGAAGAACACGCTGTAGGAATGTCAGCGTATTCATATCAGATCCCTGCTTTGGTAGTTAAGGGGAGCGGCGAACCGCTCCCCCGCCATCATATTACTCAGATGGTTCTATAAACTCAAGGAGTAGGTCGAACCTCTGTTTGGATGGCATGGCTATAACCTCTGGTTTCGGCCATTCTTGCCCTTCCAATACCTTGAATAATCTACGGAGCGCGACTCGCGCCTTAGCATCATTACTACTACGTATTGGTTTCCCGTTTACCCATCCGGAGTATGTCACCCTTGATACCCCCATGAGCTGTGCCATTTGCGCTGTGGTCAGTAACATGTGTGCCCGCAGCGCCTCGACTTGTGCAAAGTCCAATGTGGATTTAGTCATCGTCTGCCACCTCTGCCATTAACGCACTTATCTCGTCGGCAAGCGCAGCACTTCCAGCGTCTGCCACGGGTGCGGGTGCTGGTTCTTCTGCCACGGGTGCGGGTGCCGCTACTGGTTCGGGTGCAGGTG